GATTTGTTTGGTAGTCCTGCTTTACAATCTGTGTATCCTTCGTTGTATGAATTAATAAGGTTAGTCATTTCACGCGTTTGCGCTTTCATCATGAACGCATCCAGTTCCACCCATGATATGTTGACCGTTGCGCCTTGGAATCTTTTGCGTAGTGACTTGCTAAGTGTACGCAGTGCCGTTTCTTTTTTTTCTTCACTCATAGCCATTTAGTTTCTTTAGTTAATGTATACAGGTCTTTATTGACCGATTTGATTTTGTGATTTAGGTTGTCTTTAAGAAGTTTGGTTTTTGCGTTAGCGTACATGGTCAGCAGCGTCACGCGTTCCACCTTAAGCACCTCAACTGATTTCGTTACCTTTCGTCGCATTGAGTTTTAGTATTTCGTTTTTGACGTGCATGTAGTATGCCTTCACGCTGTAGTATTCACCTGTGCCATCAAAGTCATTGACGATGTCTGTTGGTGCATTCACCAGTGCTTCGTCTACGCAATATAGCGCAGCGTTCACAGCTTTGATGTGGGCCTCTACTAACTCGCCTTCTTGCTTACCATTCTCGATGATGTCAAAATAGTTCGAGTACAGTTGCCATGCCTTTTCTTTTGCTTTCATCTTTTAGCTTATTGATTAGTTCTATAACCTGTTCTTTGTTGTAGTAGTGCTGCATCGAATTGCGCACATGGTCTTTGAGTTGGTCAGCTGTCATGGTCAGTTGGTTCTATTGATCCGTAATGAATTATAGTGTAATCCTCAGGCTTTTTAACATGCTTTTTTAAAAGACGCAATGCCTCAATTAAATCATTAGCTTTAATATTGACTCCTATTGCATGTCCTTTTTCTTTGCTTGCAAAATAAAGATTCATTGCTCACCTCCTTTGTATGTTTCGTTGTAGTATTCCTTATGTTTTCCATGTCTTCCATGAAAACAATCGTGATGACCTCTATCATATGCTTGTTCAATCTGCCATCGCTCCATTGCTTTGGCTTTTTGAAAGATTTCACAATCTTCATCATAGCCATTCAATTCACCAATCAACCATTCTATTGCTGTTTCTTTTCTCATAGTGCTAAGGTATTAAGGTATTCACGCCACATTGGTACACGCTCCTGAAGCTTGTCGATTGCAGCCTGGTCAAACTCCACAACCTTTTCGTGTATGCGCTCCTGCACTGGTATGTCATACACCCACTCACTACGGTGTGATTCCAAATCTGCATCCGGGTAATCGCTCATGAATTGCCCCATGTCGTATATCATGTTGCGTTCAATGCTCTGTGCTTTCTTGATGAAGGTAGGGTCACCTTGTGGATCAATAAGATTCAACCTGCGTGCAAGTCGGTACTTCTCATCGTTAATCATTTCAATAGGTGCGTTAACTAGGACATAGCAGAAGGTTGCCTTTGGTGCGCCTGTTAGCCAACAATATGCTTGACCTTGCCAATAGTAATCTTTGCAGATATCATCCTTCACTGCATCCATAAACGTGTGAATGCTCCAACTGCTTTTTATATCGGGCACGTTAATACACTTGTCATTCTCATCAATGATGAGCAAATCAGGTGTGCCTTTGATGTACTCGTTAATAAACATCTGTTCGTTTTTGAATACGATTTCACCGCGTGACCTGCGCCACATGTCAATGGCATCATTCTCTACGGCCAAACCTTTCTCAATGTACTTGTTGCTAATTTCCTTATAGCGTTTGTACTTGTTGGCAATGTAGACTTCAAGCAGTGCGCTTTTTGTGGTTTCGCTAAGGCCTGTCTTAGTCCTTGCATCGGTCATCAACTTACCAAGTTGTGACGCTCTGAATAGTGTGTTGTTCATGTTATATTGATTGATGGGGTAAATATAGCAGATAGTTACATTGCGTAACCACCTGCTACAAATTTTAACATTTACACGATGCCATACTGTTCTTTCTTGGCATTGAGTTCTTCGCCTACTTCGGCTAATACTTCAGGGCTGCAAGCCTTAAAGATTTTGTGAAGCTGTGTGATGTCGGTTGCTTGCTGGATAAGTTCGCGCACATACGCTACGTCCTGCTCATGCCCGCGGCCTAGCGCACCCTTCAATTTGAATGGCTTGTATGTATCCTTGTTCTTGCGGTTAAGGTCACGGCCAAACACTTTGCCTAATGACAAGGCTGCGTTTTTAAGGCACTCTGCTTTGAGTTTACCGAATGCCAAGTCCATTGCATTGGCTTTTTTATTATCGGGGTTTAATGCCCATCTATTGCGATCACTACCAACCACGTTATCGGGAACCTTATCTACCATGATTATAACCGATGCCGCACCGGTACGTTTGAGTTCATAACCGCTGATGGGGTGAATGACTACAAGCTCCATTGATGCCTGTACTTCGTTAGCTAACACCGCCCACTTAAAGTTCTCAGTACGCCAGTGTCCAAAGAATAGTTCATCTAAGGTAGTTTCTACGTGACTAATGACTAAGGTTTGCGCCTTCTTATCAGGCGTGGATTCAACACCGAGCGGGTCGGGTTCTGCGTTTAGCAACTGCTGAAACTTTTGCAGTGCTTCCAGGTTGTCTTTGTGAAAGTTCATGTTATTACTGATTTTAGATTAATACTTAGCAAGGCAATCGTTTAACTCTTGGCAGTAAGAAAGTAATGCGAAGATTACGATAATTGCTACAACGTAGCGGATAATGGTAGATGCTGTTTTCATTGTGTATTGTTTTTAATTGATGGCCAAATGTACTGCAAATAATTACATACACCTTGTTAAAAATTGTTAAAATTGATGGGGACGATTTGTCCCTAGGCCCAAGAATAGGAGCCGTAGTTCGGAAATAGTTCGAAGTACATGCGCATCATGATGGCATCTGCGTAATCGGGAGACTTCCCGTGCATGCGTGCTATCTCGTCTTTACTGATTACGGCTAACTTACCATCGGCTTCAGGTGTGCGGCGGCGTATCATATCCAGTTCTTGTACGATTACGTCCCGGAAGGATTGCACTTTAAACACGACTTTGTTCTGTTCGATTAATTCCGCAAGTTTAAAATAACACTCAGCCTTTTGATTGGTGAACTTATCGGGTTGCTTGGCGCGGCCGCCATTAAGGAACCCCCTGCAACGAAGTGCATCGACCGCACCCCCTCCAACCCCATCCTCGTCACAGATCACGTTGCTTAATTTTATTCCGTGCTTGTCACAAATTTGGCGAACATTTGTTACAACTGTTGTGATTGGTTGCTTACGCAGCTCGTGAATCTCGATAAGGTGCAAGCCATGCCACACACATATGACCGTTCTATCTTTTCCAAGGCGTGCGATGTCGGCACTAATGTACTTATCGCCTTTGCTTTCCTCGTCACGAAAGCACCGGATAAGGTCATCGTACTGGTAAAGGTTGTCTATGCTCTCATCGTATTCCCAATCACCATCCAGTAGCCTTCGTCGGTCCACCTCAGGCAGCATGCGCAGCGTTTCAATGTACGATTCGGGTAGATGCGGATTGTCATTTGGCAGTGATTGTATGAACGCAAGATGTTGCGGTAGGTTTTGCGCCTTGTATGGGGCGTAGAACTCATTATACAACCATCCTTTGGACGGATTGCAAGTGAGTAGCATCTTTGGCTTCAGGTCGTATTGGTTTAACTTAAAACGGATACGTGACTGGAGTATGTCTATTGCCCGCTTGCTAACCTGTGCGCTCTCGTCTACGTAGGCATCTGTTAATTCTAACCCGCCTAGCGCATGGAACTCAGCGTCTGATGGGTATGCGAAAAGGTCTTTAAGAATAATCTCGCTACCATTACTGAAGGTAATGATGTTAGTTTGATTGTTCATTGTGTAATGCTCGTTAGGTGCTAAGCCTAACATGCCCGCCACTTCAAAGAAAGTCTTTAGCGTAGTCTTCTTTAGCGTGTCAAGTTTACTACGGCCTATCAAACCACGCGTGCCTGGATACTTAAACCTGCGGCTTATCTGCCATGCACAACCTATAAAACTTTTACTTCCACCCGCTGCACCACCGAATAGCACCACACGTGCCGGGTGTGAGTTACCCAGTACGCGCAGTGCTTCGTTTTGTTTCGGTAGATACTCAATCATTAGAACGGTAAATCGCCCGTGCCTTGTGAATTGTCTTCTTGTTGGCGTGGCGGTAATGGCTCGCTCATCTTGCCACTAAAGAACTTGCCGCTCTTGCCTTCTTTAACCCAAGCGGCTAAGCGCATCTTCTTTCCATTGACCATGATTTCACCTGTGTACTCAGGTGCGTTGTTGGCTCCTTTCGTGTTCTTGAATAGGGTGAACTGTCCCTCTTGCATTTGATAGTTAC